TTCCATGAATTCGCGCCATTCGTCCATAATGTCCGTTGTTGAAGAAGCAGACAAAGTGTAATCGGCCAGCCATTTAATGTAGTCGATGGAAGTCGCCAAAGTCGCCGGCGGGTTGAAGTTATATGTGCTGATTGAAGCAGAAGCAGTTCCATTCTGCGTTGAACTCATGGCAACTTGGAATGATGAACTTGCGCCAGTCACTCCATACGTCGCATAGAATCCTTTCGGAGCAATGAAGTCAACAATCCAAACATGCGTTGAATTTGCAACAGCGCAAATACTGGATTTTGTAACGGTGTTGTTATTTACAAGTTGCTGACCATCATTTGTCGTCCTTAACCTCCGGATCTCAACCGTAGGATTCGGATTAGGTTTAGGATTTAACTGGGTTGTTCCAGTCGCGGAAGGATTTCCGTTTCCATCAAGTAACGCCGTTTGACTGTTAGCATCAACGATCTTCACAATCGCCGCAACAGTCATAATAACAAGAGCGCCATAAATGAATTTTTTGAAGTTCATAAAAGCCACCCCCTTATTCCGCGCTCACAACATCAACAGTAGCGCCGGTTATACCATCAATTCTTGAGCAAGAATCAGGGCGATCGATCATGAAGTTATCGAAAATCCTGAAGCGTGCCTCATAAGCGTCTGTGTTATCAGGCGTTCTGAGAAGTATCGTTCCATCGTCGTTTGCCCATTCACCATCAAGAATGGAATATCTCACCGCTGAACTGGAATCAAGGAAAAACATGGTTCCGTAAGGAGCCATGCGCTCTTTGATCATCGGCACACCGGAAAATTCCAGGTCTTTGCCGAATCCGAGATCAGGTTTAGATGTGTTCTCATTATTGACATACCGTTTAAGGTTAATGGCGAGCTTTTCGTATTCGCGAATGATTGAATGATGGGCCACAATGCGGCCGATTTTTCCACCACCTCGTTCGTCGGATAAGTCGAGCGCGCGATCCATCGCATCAATTGAAATGGCGTCATTAAGAGTAATGACGTTCGCTTTCATTTGTTCGTAAGTCGTTCTGGAAACTCCGAAGATGGTAGAAAGATACGTTCCATCATCCACCATTCCGGTGATACCCATAGGTTCACGATTTACTGAAGTTTGCGCGCTGGAATCATCGCCGGCAGGAGCCGAAACGATTAAATCACCATCGGCAAGCGCAACAGCCCCGACTCCGCCAGTCGCAACAACAATAGATTTTTTGTCGGAAGCGATAGACGAAATAGTAACTGCCGTTCCAACGATGTCGGAATCGGAAGCACTGGTGGGGGTCGCATTGCGAATTACCGCAATAGACTGATTTTTTTGCAAGAATCGCGCTCCATTAGACGTTCCGCTAAAACCGCCAGGATCTTTAACGGCAATGGTTGTTGCAGAAACTCCATGCACTCCGTTCACTTTGCAAAGAATGCCAACTCCATAACCAAATAACTGCCTATTGCGGAGGCGAGCCATATCGCGTTTTAATCCGTCCATTTCCAGCGTCAACGCTTTAACGAATGCGCCTTTGTTGGTTTCGGATAATGCAATCGCCTGTTTCGTCAACTGAATACGCCCGTAAGTGTAAGCGGGGGTAATAGTGACGTTCGCAACTTCCTGATACCCAGCTTTCGGCAAAACTTTTCCTTCGCCTACTGACCCAACGCCTTGGTTCCTGTTAGTAATGATCGGATAAATCACATCCCGACCGTTTACTGATAAGGATTTTGCGTCACCTTTTGCAAAAATATCCAAAAGGCGGGTATCATTATTAATGAGGTTTACTAAAACATCGCGGTAGAAGTCTTTAAGGACTTTATCTACCGTAGTTAATGTTTGACCAGCCATAATAATGCTCCTTGATTTACGGAGAAACTATTTATTCACCTAGCAGTTCTTTGGCTACATTTTGCGTGTCCGCAAAACTTTTGAACTTTTTAACGTCTAACTTCTTTTCCGGTTCATTGGTTCCCGTTCCCGCGACTGCTTTAGGTAATTTCTCCATCTTTTTTTTATCGCCAATAATATCGGAGGCCACTTTCCTTTGGACGCCAGATAAAAATCTGGAGGAATAATCGTCGAAAACCTTTTTTAAAACGCTTATATCCCGTTTTCCGTAGAATTGTTCAGCCAGTTCCGGCTCGGCTTCAATCATCTGGGAAATCACGGTTTCTAAAAGGTTTACGTTTTTTGCATCATCGACGTTCAATCCCGCTTCTTTGGCAAATCCTTTTATCGTTTCGCTTGCTTTACCGATAAATGAATCGTATTGCTGTTTGGCTTCCGCTTGTTGGGCCTGCACGAATTTCTGCACTTGCCCAAACTGCGCTTTGAGTTCTTCAACTGTTTTGTCTTGCCCTAAACTTTTCAACTGGGGAAACAGTTTCAGAATTGCCGCTTGCATTGCCTTGTCGTCGTCGTCAAGTTCTGTTGTCGGATTCTCCGGCAAACTACCCTTGTCGTTTTTCAGAGTCGCCATCGCCGCCATTATTTCTTTCAACTGCTCTGGCGTTCCAAAGGTTTTGTAACTTTCCAACATACTTGCGAGTTCTTCTTGCTTCTTACTGACTTCATCGAATCTATATTTCGGGATGATCTTGCCTTCCCGAATATCTTTTAACGTCTGTTCGTCGATGCCTTCCAGCTGGTTAGGATGTTTGTCGCCCATCCCAGAGTCGTCTGCGGATTTTGCTGGTTCTTTATCCGCAACCGGAGAGATATTTTTTTCCTCTGCCTTTTCTGGCGTATTCATTGAGGCGAGGGCCTGCGCGCCGGCGCTTTCCAGCGTCGCTACTCCACCGCCATCTGTCGACGATCCTGTTCCTGCTTCCATGTTTTCCATTTTGCTACCCCTTTTTTCTTGAACTTCCTTTTTGTTATCGCTGGTTAAGTTCCAGCGTAGTCAAGAAATCGAAAAATCTGGTGACACAACAAAAAAGGAGCTATCCACGGGTTTAATCCGTGAACAGCTCCTAAAAACTGTTGTGCGCTCTTATTTAGGTCGAGCTAACCCCGTTCATGAGGCGGGGCTTTGTTTTTTATTAAAACAACTTAATTTTTTTTATTTTTCGCAATTCATCCTTATAAAATTTTCTCATACCATTGCCATTTATTTTTCTTTTATCAATTTTAATTGAAACAATTTTACCGTCGTCAAATTTTAACAACCTTGAACCTTTTGTTCCTTTTGGAACTATTTTTACTCCATCAATAATAATTTTCATGGTTTTAACTAAACTGCTGAAAATTCTGGTTTATTAATATTTAATGCGCTTGCACTCTTATTGGGAGGCGCCTGCATACCTGGGCCCTGCGGCACCCCTCCCTGCATCATCGCCTGCCGCATCATCTCATCATTAACATTAGCTTCATGTGCCATAGCGTGCTCAATCCACATCTGTTGCGCCTGTTGTGGCAATCTAAAGAATTCATCCGTTTTCGCGCGCATCATGGCATCTTTTAAATGAATTTTTTCGTTGTCTATGCCTTTTCGCGGGCGAGTAACCCATTTGCGCGGATCGTTTGGAAACTGCGTTACAGACCCCAAAAAATCTTTCCATTCCTTTTTTGCGTCTTTTACGTCAATGTCGATCTCATTCTTGAATTCCGCCTGCCCTAACTTCTCCAATACCTTGTAATGCGTACCCGGATCAGAAGTGTCTACCAATCCGAGTTTGATTGAATCCACCAGAGACCCCTGTTCTGCGGCCTGACTGCGTGGAACTGACGATCCGGCCTCGATCTTGATATCAACTCCACCCTGAATATCAGCTTTCGTGAAAGTCTCTGTTTCCCAATCTCCCAATTCGTTCTTAAACGTCTTTTTGCGCTCTTCAACCATCGTATTGCGTGCGATATCGAGACCATGCGTTGCTATATCCTCATTGAATTTTTCCCAGTTCTTAATCAGTTCCATGTGCGAACTGTAACCGCGCTCAGTCAAAAGTTTAAGACCAGAAAACGTATTGATATTTGTGGGCGATTGACCCTTTAAAGCGTCATAAGTAGCCGCCAAGTCTTCAAAATCCTTGTCAATTTGCTCTATTCTCTGATTTATCGAAGCCGGAATATCTGATCCGGGAACTTTTGACGGTTTTTCACCCCGAGGGCCTTCCGTATATTCAATTTCCTGACCTGGTTCGCCACCAATATTGATATCGCCGCAAACGCTTGGTTTTAACCAGTCCGGCGCTCCCATCCGGAAAGTTATCAACTCAATAAAAGACTCAAGTTTATTCCTTTGCTTCTGTTTTTCTATAATATCGTCCGAAACTGATTTGTGCCACAACCTGCCGGGAACAAACATATAACCCGCAAACGCCAACGGCAAAAACGCCTTCCCGTATACGTCAACGTAAATATCATTGATTGCCATACACTCTAAAACTGTGCCCGCATTTATCGTCGCAACTACACCGTTAGGAAAATCGTCATTCGGCAACTGGTAAAGATAATCAAGCGTCGCCCGCTCCGCCTTCCCACCTCCCGTTGATCCGCCCAAAATCGTGTTAGAATCACCGCTTGTTACGCTAAATGCCAAAGTATTCAAATAGTCCTGCCCAACGTCGCCTCCTGAACTGTCACCAACTATTTTATCCTCAAAATCCGGGTACATTTTTTTTACATCATCCAATGGTAATGTTTTTGTCCTGACAAAGTTTTTTATTTTATTGATATCCTGAATCTGTTGTTCGCAATGAATTTCAAACGGAGAGCAAGCGTCACGGACGATCTTTGTTTTGGGTTGTGTATCACCCGCCGGCTGACCGTCCGCATTTTTTGCCAGAATGAATTTAGTTCCTTGGCAATGCGGGCATTTATTGCCATTGTCCGTGATGTCTTTTGGCGAAACGATCTCTGCACATTGCATACATTGTTCGTAGGGTATAAAAATTTCTCCGTTTTCCTTGTTTTGATAGGCGTAAGTATGACAAAAAACATTTCCTGTAATCACATACCACGCCGAAGCGATCTTTCTAAAAACTGAAATGTTTGTTTCCCTATCAATCACATCAATAAGTTTGTCACCAACATCAGCCGTCGCGATGTCATCATCTGAATTTGTCGCCGGAGTCACCAGCGCGCGCGGCTCTTTCTGGATCAGAATCGCGCGAATTGTATTGATTGCACGCGCAAACTTGTTTGTAACCGGAGTCGGATACCATGCCGGCAATTCGCGCGGGCGTTCCCATGACATACTAGACTGGTAAAAAGTGATCCATTGATTGCCGATATAAAACAGAATAGACCGGAACCAGTTTTTTTCAAACTTGATTTTCTGACTCTTGGAGTTATTCTTGATCTTGTCTCGGAGTTCTTTGATCTTGTTTTGTACTTCTTCCGACTCGAATTCTTGATCTATCATTTTAGTTCCGTTGGCCATGTGGTGCGTTTTATGGGCGGCTCTTTTTCTTTAGTGTCTCCGCCGATAGAATTCAGCGAAGCGATAATGCTCGACGCTAAATCATCTTTTTCCCTGACTTTCTTTTCTGGAACAGTAATCGGCCTCTGCCCTGAATTGTTCAAAAGTCCGTCTACTGCCAAATCTATCTTTTTATTTTTTTCCGATATCTCTTTTTCGAGGCGTTCATTGTGGCGCTTAAGTTCGTCGATGAGATGATCTTTTTCTTTTAGCAATGCGTCTACTTGATACCCGAAATAGATTCTCATAACCAGTTCACCTTTGTGTATTCCCTGTGAAACATTTTTTTCGCCAGCATTCGTTTTTCTTCGTCGGACAAATACTTTTGTTTCAATCCGAAAAGTTTAAAAACTAAATTAAGAAGTTTATGTTTTAACGGCATCACTTCATCCCCACGTTATCTTCAAAACTTCTGAATCCGCGTCGTTTCTTTTTTTTAAAAATGTTTATTTTGGGTTTGTTCATAATTGGAGCCATTCCAGCCGGATTAGCCGCCATTCCTTTTTGAAAATTTTTAAAGTTCTTTAAATTTACTGACATACATCACCTCACTTTTTTGTATTCAATATTTTGTATCTATCCGGCCCATTCGAATAGGAAGTCCATCCGAAAGTAACCACTCCCCAATAAATAGTCTGCCGCTTCCACGCCGCGACTTTCAAAACCTTCATTGCCTCCAAAAATACGCGATCAGCTTTTAGTTTCCCGCAAATGTGTTTTTGATAAAGTAAATCATGGATAACGGCGGCCTCTTTCCCAACCGTTTTAAACAGCGCATATACAACCGGCAACCATTTAGGAACGCTCGATAAATCTGTAACGAATCTCTCCTCTGCTTCAACAATTGATTTTAAAATCTTGCTCTCATACCGAAGCGGAGCGCGGAGATAAAACAGATCATCGTCACCTTTAACAGGAGAAATTACCAGTTCGCTCAAAAACTGCGCTTTATGTTTAACTTTTAAATTTTCCATTCCTTTCTCGTAGTCCATAAATTCTTTGCGGAGGATGGATTTGAACCACCGACCTCCGGGTTATGAGCCCGGCAAGCTACCAGTCTGCTCTACTCCGCTATTTTTTCTTCAAATATTCAGCGTCCACGAAACTTAAAACTTTCTGATAGATATAACTGACTTTCCCGATTGTATTCTTGCCTTCGATCTCGCTGGTAATTGTTACGCTATCTGCCGGGGAAGTGTAAGCAGTAGTGATCTTGTAATGGTTGCTCACACATCCGGCCAATTCAATCGCCATTATCCCAACACTAACAATCGTTAAAATCCAGAATGTTTTATCTTTCATTTCATTTCCTCCTGTCTTAAATTCTCGAATAAAAACCCATTCCGGAACCCCTTTTTGTAACTTCCTTCCTGCGCCTTTTTCCCTTCAGCGCACATAGTCTTTCCATTCCACCATCCACGGTTATAATCATCCATTCGCGCTTCCTTGATTGCCGCGCACCCGTTTAAGAAAATCACTGCCGCCACCGTCAAGATTAGGTTTTTCATTTATCTATTCTCCTTAGCAAAAATCACTTTCCACGCCCAAATGCACACTGCCGCCCACATCACAAACCAAAGGAACGTATCGCCATAAAGAGCGGATTCTTGCATAACACTCACACAAACTTGATCGCCAACTGAAACGATTGATCTGTTCCCATAAAATCCATGAACTTTTTAAAAGCGTCTTTGCTGGTAAGAACTGACCACTCCGCGCCCTGGATCTCCATCTGTAACCCCAGAAGGATGCACCCATGAGAGTCAACCAGTGGATCGTTGCCAGAATGAAACAGGATGCTATTGCGGCCGGCTACACCTGAAACCTCAAACGTATCGCCGAATTTTGGGCTCTGGACGCGCTTAACCAAATAGGTTCCGTCCGGAATGCAACTTTCGTTCGATTTGTTATCCAACCACGGCCGTTCCGCTGTCAAAGTAATTGGCTCATCCAAACAGGTTAAAACTCCGAAAACACCCTTCGGGCTCGAAATGAATCGTTTTAAAAGCAATGATTTACTCATGCGGTTTGTCCTCTCCGGGCCGATACCATTTATGGTCTATTTTCCGATAACATTCTCTGTGAGAATATTTATCACCTTCTTGCTCCATTTCCTGTCCCCAAATAACCGGAAAATTACAATAGATACAAATTGGTTTAAAGTCGTCCATATTAACGCCTGCCGCTTCAAGGATTTCATCTGCAAACGTCTTGTGAAATATCACTTCAAAATTGCTTTACCTACGGCATTAACTAACAACACAACCACCGCACCGCCAATACCCCAAATAATCTTCGAATGTAGTTTCACTCGTTCATGATCGATCTGCACGATTTTCACAAGTCCATTTTCGGAATCATATAGTGTCTTGTGATGAGCTACGCAATCACGCTTCATTTCTTTCTCGATAGTTTGAGAAATTAATTCCATTTTTGTATGGAGGGAATTTACGGCATCAAGTATCTTTCCTATTCTGTCATCGTCGGCGCGGCGATCTGAAGTAGTCATTGATTTCTCCTTGAGAATTACGGGTTGCAAGTTCCCCAATATGGGCCGCTCGTACCGTTATATCTCAAACAGTCTCCGGTAGTGCCTCCGGTTGTAAACTCCCACTGCCTAGCATTATTATTTTTACCGCGTCCGTTATTGGATTGATACAAAACCTGTCCTTGATTGTTTGGAGTTGATGGCAGGGCAAATGTCCATGAAGCCGTTGCATTTAACGGTCCTGTTAAGCCAACAGTTCTATTATTCAGGGTGTGATAATTCACTGCCAACGTATCAGAAGACGCTAAAACGCCGCTGTCATAAACAAGATTTTGGGAATTTAGATATAATCCAGCGCCGCTCTTTTGTAACGGGATCCAATACGCGACGCTTTCAAACGCCGAGTCGTCACCGGTGCGCGAATTGATTTGCAGGTTTGTCCCTTGATAAGCGATAGCAAACGGCTCCCATTTACCTAACCCTCTGACATTGTCCGTTGAAGTGTTTACCAGTTCTAAATTAGGCGCGCCGCCATCGACTCGTATAAAAGGATTTGAATTATGACCTGCGTCTCTAATCCAAATTAAAGGATCATTGTGCAGATAATTATTTTCCCATAACTCCCAAATTCCAAAACCTTGCTGATTGTCCGTCGTGCTATCAACGCTGACAATATGAGTTGCTACGGGCCCCGCAATAGAAGTCGAAATAATATTTAAAGCGCCAAATTGCGCCTGCGCATTTCCGCCGGGACTGCCAAAAACTTTTATCGTCAAACCACCCGCAGAACCGGAAGTGTTTACAAGGATGTAAGAATCTTTTCCTAACGCAGTATTTTGACTATCTCCATAAATTCCAAATAACGCAATTAATTCTTTGGCCTTGATAATATCCGTTGTAGTTATAGTTCCAAACACGGTTGCGCTATCAATAAAGACCTCATTTAGTTTTTGTTCCGCATAAATACCGGTCGAACAAAAAAAAGCAATCAATGAAATAATAATCCGTTTATACATTCTCACTCCCTCCTTTCTAGTTTTTTCAATCTATTGTTTAACTGATAAATGTATAGGCGATCTTCTTCGATTTTTTCCAGAAGTTTGCTTATCTTTTCTTGATCTGAAATTTTGTTGAAATCTTCGCCAGAAGGGAAATTAGGTAAATGTTTATGACTTGAAGTGAAATTCTCGGAATGATCCAGATTCAATAATTTATAATCTCCATCAAAAACATAATCCGCTTTCGGGACGTTTGAAAATGTTGGGATACCAAAATTTATTGACGATGGGAAAATAGTAAATAAGCGTGTGCCTCCGGACGCGCTTCCGGTTGAAACTGCAAAAACAGGTTGAATTTGATCTATAGTAGAGTAGGTGTCACGGTGAATGTGGCAAAATGCCAATTGTGGAGTATTGGAAGAAACGCCGACCATAAACCCGTTTGTTAATTGAACGACGTTCATGGAAGAATCTCTCACCATTAAATTTCTCGCTTGCGTCGGCAAACTAACAGTGGTATAAAAAATCGCTCCAATCGTATCTGAATCCCTGTAGACTAACTCTCCACCTTTACCCCTCAATTGTGGCGCGGCAGACGAATAAAAGACCATTGTAGGATTAGCACCTGTTATAGTTAATCCACCTTGAATCTGTGTCCTGAAATTCGGATCTGGAATATTTAACCGCTCATTGTTTTCTCCCACAACTCCCAACATTGTGATATTGTTTGAACTTATCCTGATTTTTGGACTTGTTAGTGCAGTTTGATAGATTTTTATTCCTGTATCTGTACCCGCACCGGCGACTTGTGTTCTAAAAATAGACAACCCGGCAGAACCGTCAAAATTTATCCTGGCTGAATTTGGAGCGGAATTTGCAGAACTTGCATCTGCTAAAACAATATTAGCCGATCCGAGTGAATTGCGCGTAATAACTGCCATCCCGGCGCTTGTTTGATCTCCAGTGATTGTTAATTGAGGGATAACAGTTCCAATCACATTATTGGCAACCGCTGACGTTCCAACAAAAACACCAAAAGTCGATACGACTAAATTTCCCCAAGAATTATTTTGCTGGGTCGGATTGCAAGTTCCGACATAAAGCAAATATGGGGTGGATGATCTGTAAATTCTGTTATCAAAAGCAGGATTTACCGAAAGCGCGCCGGAAATAACCATACTTCCCCTAACCGTTGCCGTTCCGCTAACCACTTCAATAAAATTTGGATTGTAAATATTCATAACCTCAGTTACCGTTCTAACTTTTACGCCTTTTTGATAAACATAATCGACAATATCTTTAAACATTTGCGGCGTGATCTCAGTGCTTAGCGCGGGCGAGGCAACTAATCTATGAAAAACCAACATTAACCATGTGCCTTGTAATTTGCAAAGGTCGATTTGATCTTTTACTTGCTGTAATGTGGTGGTATTTTGCACCGGAAATGGTTTAAGCATGTACCGGTTAAGCGCTGGGATTGCTTCATGCTGACCCGATGCTGATAATCGTGCGGATTGGAAATACTTTTTAACCAATGGCAATGTTAAGTTTAAAGTAAATTGACCTTCCGGGTAAGCTAAATGAGACGCGCCTTTTCTAAATCCATTTTTCAATAACCATTGTTTTATATTCATCAATTCATTTTCTGTGTCAGCAACAGTTGTCAATTCCTGCAAATTCTGACCACTATGCGCGGCTATATCCCAACCTGCCTCCTGCATGATCGTCATTGTTGTTAAATTCAAATATCCATTCATATTTTCTCGATCTCTAATGACATAGGCCGTTCCTGCATATCCATAAGTGCTCATATACGGGTAGGCGTGTTGAAAAACGCTGGCGTCACCATCATCAAATGTAAATGAAGCAAAAGCGTCTTTTTGATCGTCGATATAACTGATTCTATTAACCCATAAAGTCGTTTTGCCTGTACCTCTTAAATAAATGCGCATAGAATTTACATTTGTTAAATCGATTGATCCGGTGCAACTATCCGTTGACGCAAAAACCATCGTAATCCATTGATTCCCCGGACTAGAAACCATCATTGTGTATCTAGCGTCGTAATAGACGTAATTTGTCACAAAATTATCGCTAGAAAATCCAAAAAATACCTGGCCGTTCCCTTGATCTAAATTAGTCGAGCACTCCACTTTGCAAGTAACGATAAAATTTTTATTCAACAGATCCATTGTGGGATAAATATTAAGTTTTTGTACTCTTGATTGTGTTGCCGCATCATCTGTTACAATTCGGATACTCTGCGTACCAAAAAATGCCTGCGTTGTGTCGTCATTTAATGTGCCGTTGCCCGCATTATAAGACCATCCATGTCCTCCCTGAAAAGTAGTAAGAACTCGTTCTTGAAATTTTATTTGATCTTCTTCCGTCGGTCGAAAAATTCCGACATCATTTATTTTTGATGTGGAAGTTATTAAAACTCCATTGACTGTTAAATTTGAGAAAGTGGACCCACCCACGCTAAACCCATTAACCGATAAAGAGTCTGAATAACTGATACCGCTACAAAATGCTGTCTGGTAAAAACCAATTAAAATTGCAGTCGATATAATTAACTTTTTCATTTATCTACCCTCTAACATTTTAAGTCGATTATTTAACTGGAAAATGTAGAGATACGCTTCCTCGAGTTTTTCCAGAAGTTTTGATAGTTTGCGCTGATCCGATATTGAGTTGAAAGTGTCTCCGGAGGGGAAATTCGGAAGGTGTTTATTCATTGCTACTGCTATTTCCGCTTCATCTATCGACAACATTTTGTGATCCGGCTCGAAAACGTAGTCGGCCTTTGGTACGTTAGAAAAAGTCGGAACTCCGAAATTAATCGAAGATGGATAAACAGCAAATAGTCTGGAATAAGACGCCAGCGATCCTGTTGAAACATCGAACAGAACATTGTTTAAAACAGCATCGGCGCCTAAATGGATTACACCGGTAGCCACATTGACGGTAAGCGGAATTTGATAATTTGCCGAAGAGCGCGTTTCCTGATACGTTCGGGAACTCCAATTCGTTCCTGTAGAATGAATCTCCATAAAATTTTGATATGTAACCGGAGAGGTGGAATGAATTTCTAAACATGCCTGCGGAGCGTTTGTGCCGATACCTACCGCATAACTTGATGCGTGCACAAAAAATAATGGAGTCTTATTTGCGATTATTGATCCGTTATAAATGCCAAGTCCTTCACCTCCTCCGCTTCCTGATAATGAATATGCAATTTGACCAGGATAAACCGATGATAATCTGTTGAATGAAATTATGTCATTGAAATTTGTATTGTCCGGGCCCATTCTTATGCCGGATGATCCGGCTGTATTTATATTTCTTACGTTTAAATATCTTGCGCCTGCCGTATTGGAGTTAAATTCTCCAATCTGATTGTTGCCGCCAACCGTGTTAGTTTGTTCAATGTTTACCGATAACGGATTGCCGCTTATAACAGTCGAAGTTTTATTAACAGAAAAAACCCTGCGGCTGTAATCGTCATTCGCAGTCAACACTGCGTTTGTTGTGGAGATATAAAATATCGGGCTGGAAACAGAAGTTATAAATTGCCCGCCTCTATATGAGTTATTGCCAACAACGGATGCCCGATTTGTTCCATCTTGAAACATTATGCCTTCAGAAAAAGCGAGCTGGGATATCCCGATCAAAAATCCAATTGCTATAAATATTTTTCTCATTGCATTATTTCTCCTGGGTAATCACTACCCTGAATCCTGTAGATGATCCGGCGACAAGCCAATGCTGTTCGATTGAACAATCGTGCGACCATGCGGTGCCGGCTGGAATACGGCGCCCATAATTATTTGAGTTTGTCCATGACGATACGGACGAATTAAATCCGGCCCAGATATCAACCGACGAATCGTTAAAAATCTCCATTTGAATCCTGTTGTTTAACAAACTGTTGTATCTTCTGTCTGTTCCTGTTCCCAATGAAATCTGGAATCCAGACGCATTGAATACGTTAGACGACGGATAAACGGCTAACTGCGGAACGGTAGAAACATTTATGGTGATTATTGTTCCCGTAGATGTCGCCCCAACATTTTGAACTGCCGGAGCCGCATGACCAACTGAGCACGCCCCAATCAATAAACCAACTGCCGCTAATATTTTTTTCATTTCATTTCTCCTGTTTTTTACATTGATAAAACTGATCGTGCCGATAATGTAGTGCTCCGAGGTCTTAAAATCCGCTTATCCAACTTCGTCCATTCGTCGTATGATGCCGGAGTGCTCTTTAGCTCTGCGCGTGGATCCGGCGCCGCCTCGCGGTGCATATACCCCTGAAAGAGATGTAACCCCATTTCCACCGTGTCCATGATGTCGTCGTGGGCCGATACTGGGAACCGTTCGAATTCATCTTCCAGTTCAACCATGCCCGGCTTGAGTAACAGATCGCCGCGCTCCCACCAGGGCTGTAACTGCCGCAAACGGGTGAATTTGTCCTTGTGGGGGATAATGGGATATACCGGGAAGATAACGCCGCGCTTTTTCTGTTCGATGCCAATGAGATACTGCAAAACTCGCTGATACTGGATAGACTCTACGCCAACGCCAAGCAAACCCTGCTTATTGCCAACAAACTCGAATATCCAGTCCAGCAGTTCGTTTGGCTGTACATGCCCGCGCTTGTATCGCATGACGTAAAGCTGATTTGCTTTGCTGAATCCAATTTCCGACACCACATTGAAGTCTGAGTCGGCGCTATCTCCGGCCGGATCCACCGTGATGATGCGCATGATGTTTTCAGGGATTGACGTCCAATAGCGCACCGGAGGCCGAAACATCTGGTTTTCCGGATCAATCGGGTCGTTGTCATAATTCGCGCTGTAATCGAATGATCCAATCTCATGCCGGATGGCGGCCAGAGTCTCAAGCGTGAATTTCTTGGGGAATATCGGCTTTCCATTCTCTACGGCCGTGCGCTTATAAACTGCAAACTTGCGATCTCCGGAGCGGTCGTCACATAGGTTTTCGATGATGTAACCGTATAGGTCTGCGTCATGCCAACGGGTGCCGATGATCTCAATTGTTCCGTTTGGTTCGAGGAGTTTGGCCAGGTCACGGAAATGGTCTACAACCTTCTTCAACTGTTCCGGAGTCGTGATATTCTCGCGGCTGACAAGGTCGTCCGCGCGGATGATATCGAAATGCTGTGACGTTACCGTCTTTTCGACTCCGGCCGTGGCGATGGTGGCTGACTTATCCGGTATGGTTCGCTGTGCGATTGTGATGTTCTCCGTAGTCCAACCACCATCCGGCCGCGAGAATTCGCCAAACAGAGCCGACAACGGCGTGTTGGGTCGAAGGTATTCTTTGATCTGAGATAAAAAAGTTCTTGAGTTTTGCCATACTGCGGAGGATAGCAGTATTTTTGCGTTTGGATTCTTGAGTATGTCTTGCACCGTCCGGGCCACGGTGATGATGGATGATTTGAGATGTCCGCGCGGCAATAGCACCAGTTTGAATTTCTTGTCTTCATTCAGCCGATACCACTGGTCTAGCTCATCATGGCACACATCCCAGTCCGTAAACCCTAACACCCGCGTACAAAGATAGCGCAAATCCAACTGGCACAACTGGCGTTTTACCTCATCCAGGTTTTTATCGTTGATTTCTAAATTCTGCGTTTTAATCATTTTTTTCGTCGATAACTAAAATTTCGTCGAGCGTAAATGGCCTTTTTTACGTCGATCGGGCCGGCTGTGATGTCAGTACACCTTGCAAATATGACTTGATATCGTCGATCTCCGCCGCGCGCTCTTCGGGAGATTGATTGCTGATTGATCCGGTATGCCTGATCTCCTGATCCGGCTTGCCGCACACTCTGTCGAGCAATTCTTTGGACGCTTTCAAACGGATATCATCATCCTTCGATTCGTCTTGCGCCGTTGCTGATAAGTAGGCGAATATTTTCGGCACAACATCTGTTGCATATTGCGCTTTAAGTTCGCCCAGAGTTTTTAAAACTTCATCCGGCGTGCGGCCCGATCCGATACTGGTCGAACCCTTTTTCTTCCCGCCTGTTTTTTTACATCCTTTTCTTTGTGCCATATCTATTTTTTAAACCTATTTAAAACCACTCTGAAATCAAGACAACTCCGACTATAATTCCCGCCAACACCATCGACAAACCTAAAAGAAAATCCAAATTTTCAAACATTTTTTTTGTAACATTTTTGTAACAATTCGCTTTCTAGTACATTTTTAATAATTGACTTATCGTTATGTTAAGACTCAATGACATATAGAATTAATAACCCTCATGCGGAGTTTTCCGATAACACGAACTGCCGTTATAAAATAGTTTTTGATATGGGGAATAGGGTGATAATGGGCTTTGGTCGAAAGTGTTTATGAGATTGTTTATTGCGGAAACGCCGATTGAGTAAACGATAGAAGTAGAAAACTTTTTTAATTTTTTCATTTTTGATTTATGATGGTGAAAATGATTTTTTAAATTTTTGCTTTTCATGTTGTGAACAAAAAAAGCCGCCACCCGATATTGTCATCGAGTGACGGCCGTAATTTGCCGCCTTAAATTACTAAGACTTGCCTTCTGGTGATCAAGCCAGTCAGCTATATTTTAAAAGACCTTTAAATCCCTTCTCTTTTAAGTGTAACAGATATTTAGATGCTATTTTACTGACAAATTGGTGACATTTGAGTGACATTTGATTTTGCGGTAATAAGTCCGCATGGTTATTCCGAGTTGAATTGATCTTAAAATTAACAATTTTGATATTTTTCCTTCCAATTCACCGCGCCGGAACTGATCTTTCAAAACAGAATGATACTCTTTCAGTTCCTGAATCTTTTTAGAATTCGCGGGTTGCCTCATTTTTTCTTCTCTTCTCTAATTTTGCGGATGCCGCAAAGCCATGCGCGATAAATGTCGATAGATATAATCCCAATCAAACTTACTACAAAGACAAAAGCGGCGAGTTTCATTTCAGTCTGTTAAATAGTGGCTGATCTGCGTAAGTGCGTCATCGGATCCATAGCAGACATGGCAACAATAATCGCGCTTAGACGCTTCCCCTATGAATTCCTTTTGCGATGGACTCACTTTTCCCTTGCTTTTGTCTAAAATATCAACGTCCGGACGCTTCATTTCGATAAAGAGACCATGCCACCGGCGCCGGGGCTCAAAAACCATGATATCCGGCGTTCCGGCGCGGTATCCAGCGTCCTTCAATCGTTTACCAACTCTTGGGCCTACGTTCACGCCGGCGATCGAAATGGTAAAGAATACCCCCATCCTTCGGAGTTCTGCGGCAACAATCATTTGCTCGTGTTCTTCGATGTTTGTTTTACTGCGTTTTTTCTGATAAAAATATCTCACTGATTCTCCTTTACGCGAAACTCGCCTGCCCTGTCTCGTCGAATTTAAATTTTACGTTGTCCTTCAAAACGTAAGTATTCTTGCTCGGTTCCTTCCGGTTCAGCTTTACGGTGACTTCATATCCCTTCTGGCGTAGTTCGGAGTGAAATCTCCTGTATTCGGCGGCCCATCCGCACGGAGATGAAAGTATATCGCCCAGGGTAACAACCCCGCCGCGATCCTTCACCCATTGCAGATATGACTCTGTTTGATTCATTGCTCCCCGCTCGCCGCCGTTTTGTAATCTTCCGGATTTGATTTTTTAATCTCAAACCCGCAAAAGGCGCACTTGATTTTTACGATTACCGTTCCATCGTTCTGGATGTCGCGATCCTCATATCCCAAGTGATTACCTGACTGGCTGTTTTTTAAACAGTTCATTGTGTAATTCATACTTTTTGTAGTTTAACCTCCATTGGAATTGGTGAAAAGTCGGCGCCGCATGCTGGGCACTTATCATTCACCAATACTACATGGCAAGTGTAACAGCGCTGGCGAGTGTCGAATGATTCAACCGGCTTTGGCACAAACTCCTTGAACTTTTGTTCGGGCCGATCCTTTAGATCCCACGCCAATATCGTTGCGTAATGGCTTTTGTACTTATCACCTTTGCTTGCCACATACAAACTTAGGCGCTCAATCTTAACCATAGCGTTATCATGGCCTCCAAACTTCTCTTTTAGCTTTTGGAATTCTTCAGCTGTTAGGTAGCAGTTTTGAAGTTTTCCAAATTTTAATTTTTCGCTTCTCTTTAGGTTAGGTAGGTTATCTAGGTTAGGTAGGTTAGGTGGGGAGACTTTAGACTGACTAAAGTCTGACTTCTTTTTGGCTTTAGTTTGTCCTCCGTGTTTCTTGTAAATATCTCTCAGTTTTTTAGGGTTGCTAGTCCTGTATTTTGAGTCGAGATACCTACCGGCATACTCAGTCCAGTCATGGATAAGTTTTCCATCAAGGAATCCATGCTTTTGTAACAGCTGTACGAATTGCGGAGCGTCACCATTGTAGTCTGCGAGTTCGGCTATCAATTCATCACTCCATTGTGATAAATCGCCGTCTTCGGCCTGTTCCAGGGTGGCGTGCCAGAGCGCGTGCAAGTGTCCAATCACATAAGATCGCCTGATACGAAGTTCTTTTGCCATTTCTATTACTTTCCTATGCCGCATTAAAACCGTGTGCGATTCAATCCAAGCCATTTATCCCCCGTTGAAAATTCCTTAACTGTCCAATATCACCTCTTAAAACCTTCTCCGCAATCTCAACACACAAACATTTTTCTTGATTAGAAATTAGTTCAAGTGCATCCCGAAATCTTTTATTTTCTTCGCGGAGTTTTTTGTATTCACATTTACAAAACCATATGCCGTCAGGGCCGTTGTTGCATGACAAACAATATAGTTCACTCATTCCCCTCTCCTTTCCCGGTAAAGTTAGCGGCTGCAATAACAAATCTTTTACATTTGCATGCCCACAAACTAAATCCACTTTTAGTTTTTTTCCCATTTAACCTTTGACACTTGCCAGTTATTTGACTGTGATCATCTTCGTGATGAGAACATATGCAAATCATTTCATTTTCACTCCTCAAATTTGCCGTCTAAATGTTATTTCAATTTCTTAATTGAATCGTTAATATCGTCCAAAAGTAACGCAATCCAAACTAAACCTATAACAATACCAGCTAACATTATTTTCACTTAATCCTCTTTATTGTAATAATTTGTTTTTTCTCGTCGTAGGTTATGCGGACTTTTACACATTCTTCATTAATTGCATCAACTAAAAAATAATCAAATAAATATTTCCAAATGCTATTTACACCTATATAACTATACCGCACAAACGATTTTTTCATGCTCTCAACTCCTCCAACCTCTCCAATATTTCCGCCTCTTCTTTCTTAAGTTTGTAATATTCAGCATCCCATATTCCCCTATCTTCCATAAGTTCCCGTATGAATTTTAGGTTTGCGTCCAGTTCAACAATTCCTTCCGGGCAGAGTGGTTCTCCAAAATTATCAATGTCTCTTTCCAATACACCATTCGGGTATCTAGGATTTGACATTGGATTCATCCTCCAATTCCTTAAGTTCATATTGAAGATTAACCATTTCGTATTCAATACGCCTAAAATGATCATCTGTGTAAGCAATAGATTGACCTTTATGAATTCTGTTTTGATTTTCAGCAATCATCCCCTCACGTTGTGTAATTAATATTTGCAATTTGATTTCAATTTTTTGATTCATTTGCTCTCATCCTCCAATTCCTTCAAAAGTAATTTGGCCTGGTCGATAGATTCTTTTCTTAAAAGTTCATATTTTTCAATTGGATATGAATTAATCATTGCGCAGAATATTTTTATCGCGGCGTATTCTAACTTTGTTAATCCTGACTGATGGATACAGTCGACATGATCTGTATAATGTATCTCTGCATCTCTCGGAAACGCGCTGTCATTGTTCATTTTGATACCTCCTCTTGAACCGTAATTTTCACCCGCACAAATTTGCGACCGTAAAGATTAGTTTCCTCGTAATTACATAAGTTTAAACAATCTAAATTCTTATTTTTCCAATCAGGATCAACGTAATAGTAATAGGTTTGCTTTTTGGTTTTCATAAATCCTCATTTTCCGTTGCTTTGTAAATATATTCTCCGTTCAAAACATCTTTAAAAATTGATTCAAACATTATTTTTTTGATCTCATCTTTTATGTTTGTTTCAATGTAATATAGTCTTTGATTTGTTTCAGTATTGAATTTACAGTCAATGTTGATATAGAAATTTTTTATCATAGAGTTTGCTTTTTGGGGGTCATTTTTTACCATCCCTGTTCAAACTTAATCGGATCATTTCTAAATGCAGTCATTTTACTTGCGGCCCTAGCCTCTATTCTTTCTGATCTTAGACAATAAATACACTTTCCTTTGTCATGATTTTGATTCCTATTGAAAATAAACAACTCGCAATAATTGCACTTTCTGTAAGGTTTTTTATCGTCTGATGTGAAATATATTTTTGACACCATAAAAATTCTGGGGCGCGGGTGCCCCGGGTCTTACTCCTTAGCTAAATATTCTTTCGCGACTCCGTCTCTATCGTTCAAGTATCTTGCCAACTCCGAGAGCATTTTTTCTTTGCTTTCAAAAACAACTGTTTTGCATCCAATTTGCACAATAAACCCATTCAGAACTTGCAATATTTTAATCTCATGTTGGTTGTAATTTAATGTATTTGCGTACGGTGTAGGTGCATCTAATGCGGTAGGCATATTTTATTTCTCCTTTAATTTCCGGCGGTTACTGCAAATTGTGCGGCTAGAGGAGACATTATTCTAAGCACTCTAGCCGACTTTTAATCTGCGGCGGACGCCGGGGGATGATCCGGCGCCGCCGATAGTGTTAGAACGTCGTACCTTCCGCATCCGTAACAGTCCCATCCGCATTGACTTTTTCCAACTCCAACGGCGCATCGGAAAGCGACTCCGTGTCGATCGCGTTAGCATTGTCGACATATTCCAGTTCGCCATCGGCCTTAACAATTGCCTGGTCAACCTGAACTGCCTTTTGCATCTCGATTGACATGATCCCGAACTTGCTGAGCAGGAGTTTGATCACGGTCTTTTTCGCCATCGAGTCAAAGCGCTTTTTCCAGTTCCCGTATTCGCTGGAAAATGATTTTGAAAACTCGCGGCCGTGGGCTTCCACCTGCCCTTTTGTCATGTAAAGGTACATGAAAAAACCGTTCAACAAGCGGAAATAGGCCACATATCCGACGATCTTATCCCGCTGACTCCCGGCCCGCTGTTTCCAGTCGGATATCTCTTTGAGTTTGAAATCTCCAGTTATCGGGTTGTAAAAATCCAGTTCATCCTCGTAGACCTCCGAACAGTTCATCCGCTCATATTGGCCGGATCGCATGGCGAGCTGTACAAACCCTTTCCAGCCCATCTGGAATTGCGCCTTTGATATGCCATCCGATTTGTAGGGTACGATGTGCGCGAATCCAAGCGATGGATTAATAGGTAAATCCAAAGAGGCCGCCACCGCCGCGCTGGAAACCACGCTCATGGGATCGCACATTTTTAGCGAATTGTTAGCGTGGACGGCGGAAATGATCGAAGACATGAAGGCGTTCGCCTTCTTCCCGAGCATTTCTTCGAATTTCTGTTTAATATTAGGCATCTTCAAGACTGCCTCAATTGACGTTGGCACCCGGGCCGGTGTTGTCTGCGGTGCCGTTTGAAGTGCGTTTTTTACATCGTTCATTTTTGACATTGTTCATCCCTCCCTTTTATTTTTCCTTCTCTTTGAATCTCATGACGCGGCTTTCGATGTTTTTAGAATACGACTGGTAAATCCCCGGTTGTTCCTTCTTTAACAGTTCCGTGTTGATCCGCGCCGCGCTTTGAGTTTTGTTAGTGACAATCCATTTGATCCCCTCGCCGGCCTCCGCTTCCCCTATGAGCGCCCGCAGTTCGTTTTTCTGCTGGTCTATCAGGCCTTCAAGGTTGTTGTAGTCCTGTTGCATCGACTTAATAGAATCGACAAGGATATCCGCCTTGTCTCCGATCTGGATGATGGCCCCGGGCTTAGAATGCGGAAACAGCTCGAAAAGCACGCCGGAATCATCCTTCGTTATCGTCTCCGGCATAACTTTTTTGGACACGAAATCAGTCCAGAATTTAACCTCACGGTTTATGAGGTCATTGATAACGAAATTGTCGCGCTCGATTACCTTCCATTTAAAATCTTGATTTCCTATAAGGACGGCGATATAGGCGCGGTCGTACCCTGTGCAGGCCAGTTCGTGGATCTCCTGGATTATGTATTCGTGCGGGATCTCTTCTTCATCCCATTCTTTTGCTTTCCACGCGCTAACCGTCTTGCATTGCAGGATGGCGCTTTCTCCGTCCACTTTGCGGTCGATGTGGCAAACGATAAACGGATAAAGTTTGTGGACAAACGGTTCCGACACACGGTGAACCTTCTTTCCTGTCTCCGCTGTGAACAGTTCGGCCACCACTTCTTCAAGGCGGTTACCGAGTTTAACGGCCAGCCGGCCAGAGATGTCCTCCGGTTCCACCTGGCCGGTCTTTTCCGCCCAGATTTGAAGCGGAGTTTTCCAGCGTGACATGCCGACGACCGCCGCCGCGTCGCTGGCTCCTATATAATGTTTGCGGTCGTCATGAGAATTTTTGACTATCATTTCTGTTTCTGCGAATAAGTTTCTTGCCATGGTTTCATCCCTCCCTTATTTTTTTAAATCAGACCAGAGTCATGTGCTCTTCGTCCTGCTCGCATTTTTTACATACCCACAAGTCATACGCGGCCGCATAAGTCAATGGTTTGTTTTCTACTCCGCAACCTTCGCAGTTTTTTGTTTTTTCTTTACTCATTTTAATCATCCCCCTTTTATTTAAAACTTAATCTCCGACGCTTCCAAAATCAGGTTAGCTATCCGCTTAACTCTCTCAGGATTGCTTTTTATGAATGTGAATTTTTCACCACTTTTCCTAGGAATTATTGTAATTTCATGCTCATAAATCGTGGCTTCTATGTATTCATTAGAATCCTCATTTAATAAAATGTAATTTGTGCTCATTTTTTTAATCATTTTCTCTCTCCCTTATTAATAAAACCCCAAACTGCCATTTCAGACACCGGCAATCTCACTTCAACCATTCCTTTTTTTTCACAAGTTTTGCACGCCCGGCGCGCTTCCGGAAAGTTACCGCAATTCGGACATTTGATGTGCTCAATTGTGGTTTGCATACGCATAAGCCCTCCGGTCGATCTGTTTAAATCCGTCGACAATGCGATAAGAGTAGAACGCCACCAGTCCGACTAAAACAAAGACTTTTACGAGTGTTTTTATTGTCATATTAACCCCTTGTCGCAAAGATATTTCCAAGTCGCGATGAACTGCTCGGCATTCCCGGCCTTTCGCATGATGAAATCGTTACCCAGTAGCCGGCGCCATTGCGACCGGCGCACGCCGGCTGACTTGAGCATGTATTTTCTCTGGAGGATGAAAAGTATTTGCGGATCATTCATCGGGAAACCTCCTCGCAGTCAATCGAATTGCGGATCGCTTCGGCAATAATGCAAGCGGCCATAAGATGCACCATGTTTTTAAACGTCTCCGGCGTTTCGTCTCCGAACTCTTCGTTTAAGAATTTGAGACTTGCTTTGAACTTTGCGCGCGCGTCTATTATTGAGGCACCTCCACTTTGTTAAAATCAATAAATACCTTGAGGTCATGCAGAGTAAAAATAAAACGGCCTCCTGCCGCATTCTCGGCTAGGAGACTACGGACAGGAGGCGCAATAAAAAAGCCAAGCGATTTATAATTTCGCTCGGCACTTCTTTTAGTCACGCTAGCCCGTGTATTTTTCATATTGGTTTAATCCACTAAAAATATACAATGAATAAAAAAATAAGTCAACACTTATTTTAATCTTTTTTTATTTGCATTTTTACCGTCGATGTCATAAAATAAATTATGTGGTTTTTTCTTGTCGCATTTTATTTGGTTTACATTGTCTACCGATTGGAAAAAATCGACAGCACCCTCAAAAAGATTTACATTATTCTTTGCAATTTGCCTGTTTCAGAGAAAAAAGAGGTGGATAATTTATTAAAAAGTATTAGAGACAACATTATTAAAAAATAAATGATTCCTTATTTTTAAAACGCATTATATCACCATATTCTTTTTTATGTTTTTTAGAACAAATATTAAACTTGCTAGATGTTTTTTCTCCGCATAGTTTGCATGTTCTAATCTTCCCATGTCTTAACATTAGATTATCATTCATTTCTATAAATCTGCAATTTGCAATTTCATAGTTACCATCGTTATTAATTCTGTCAATTGACGGTACTTTTAATAAGTGCGCTCGATCTCGTTCCCATAAGAATTTTATATCCTGTAAACTTAAAAAACACTTAATTCCACGTCCACCGTAATTTTTGTAACATCTATTGTTTTTATTATTGCATCTATGACGAATATTTCTCAAGGTTACAATATAGGGATGATTTTTTAAAAATGCTTTTACATGTTCTAAATAGTATTTAGGACTCCATTTTTTGAGATATTTTTTATGTTTTTCTCTATGTTCTAATCTATATTTTTTATAATGTTCTTTATGCGCATGTTGATATTCTTTAAAGTAATCAGTATGTTCTATTCTATATTTTTTGTTATATTCTTTTACTCTCTCAGGAGATTTACTTAAACATGTCATAAAATTACCTTTCTAACTTCTCCACCCAAAGATCGTCAAACGCCTTATTGATCGCATAGGTATTATATTCCGACCTTTCGGGATCCAATAAATCTCCCACCATTAAATCCATCAGCCGCGATGGCGTGGATGCCGACAATTTGAAAATATAGAGATCGTTGATATTCTGGTTGAACGCGACTGAATTGTAATCCGCCATTTCGGGGTCGTTTATGTCCTTAATTATGAACTGCGGGGCCTGCGGATTGGAGGCCGTGGAAGTGTCCACCTTGTAAAGCCAAAGATCCTCAAAGTTTTGATTGATGGCGATTTCGTTTTCTTCGGCCTTGTCGGGGTTGGCGATATCTTCGACTTGGTAGCGGCGGAGGTTTTGGGCCTGGACGGGGACGATCAAGACTGCCAATATAAGGAAAAGCGATTTTTTCATTGAAGTTTTAGCTTTTCCATGAGTATATCTTTACCAGACCGGCGCGGCGCCCTGTACCCGTCCGGTTGCGCTTCATACTTTCTCGCCTGATTCAACAGTTTTCTATACTTTCCCTGTTCCTGTTCGCCATATTTTGTGATCTTGATAAACCGGCCCAAAATGGGCATATTTTGAATGAGTTTTTCCGGAGTGGAAAGTTGATCCTGAAATTGTTTGTACTGGCTGTAACCAGTGATCGAGCGCGGCGCGCCAAGTTTTTCTCCAACATAGCGGCCCATCGCTTTTAATGGTTTTGTGGCGAACACGCCGCGCGCCTTTAAAATCGCTTGCTCCTTTTCAGTCAATGCCTCTCTGCCGCGAAAGAAATCAAACGGACTTCGCCCGGAAACATACATGGCAACGGCCGCAATCAGATCTGCAACTGGACTCAATGTTGGTACGTTCCCGCCCCATAAAGAAATGACATCAGAAAGTTTTTTACCAACCCCCTGATTCCTATTCGTTAAAATCTTCCACATTATCCCGTGCAACAGGCGTTGCGACTCCTCAAGCGGGATCCGCGCATAAATTCCATTTCCTTTTTTGTCTATCCCTAACGGAATTATGATGTAATTCGTGAGATCGTATTCCGTGGCCTTGTTAAACATTTTCTTTAAATCATCGCCAAACATACCGTAAGCCGCCAACGCTGTTGCAATCGCCGGGAAAAGCGATAACTCGATTGACTTAAACCAGTAACCGCTTTTCGTTTTTGGGTTTCTAAATCCCATTTCAACAGATCGGCGATATCCCTGTTTTATAGCGTTGGAAAACATGAAAAAGTTGTTATAAACTTCCTTCCATTTTCCAAACTGCCTGAAATCCGGGCTTCCCCAATAACTGCGGATGTTGTGCGCCATTTCCTTTTTATTTTGACCGGGAATTTCCGATTCAGTTAAGTGTCCAGCAATTTTTGGAGTCACTTCCAAAAGATTACCCATCTTTTCAATCAATCCGAAAATACGTTTCAAAAATGCGAATTTAACAGGATCGTTTTTATCGACAATTCCAACACCGTACTTCGCTTGCAGATATTTCATCTCCGTAAAATCATTGAGATCCTCAACATTGATGAGGTCGTTGTAAGTTAAAGAAAGCGACTTATTCGCGCGCATCTCGCGCAAAACCTCATCCCGGGCCCCGGAGATATAACGGATCGCGGACGGCAGGGCGCGGGCATAGTTCTTTGCCGTGTCGAGCATGGCCAGAAGCAATTCTTTATGCGGATTGGCCAGGGCGGCCTGCTGGAAGTCGCGGATGAAGTTAAAAGACTGAAACCCAAGATTGAAAGTGGTGAATACGGGCCGGAACCATTTTGAGTTTGATAAACGAAAAATCGCCATTATCGACTTAATTGCCTGATCTGGCTGATAAGTCAAAGAATCGGCAATGTAGGGATCGATATGCTTCCCGACCCATTTCCCGCCGCTTTTGTATTGGAGTAGACCATATCCTTCTTTTTCTTCAAATTCAACGCGACGAAGCGGTCCTGTCCATTTGCGTTTTGCGTCTAATAATTCGTTTCTGTCGCCTAAAAATGCGGCTATTTTTTGGCGCGTCATATTCTTTTCAGCGGCCTTGATAACCGACAACATTTTAAGCGTCGTTGAGGTCAAGAAATCTGCGGCTTCCTTAAGCGTTCCCACCTGTCGCATGAACGTCGGCGTAACGTAAGTGTCCAAATAATCCAACACTTGCGTCGTGACATAATATGGATTTGACCGGACAGTTAGCATTTGCTCTTCTGTCAGAAGCCCGGATTTATACGATTTTTCCATGACATCGGAATTGAGTTTGTAAAATTTCTTTAAAGTGTCCTCTAATGCCCGCCATTTCTCCGTTCCCAATTGATCGCGCAAATAATCGAGAGACTTCTGTGACGTTTTCTGATCGAATCCAAGAGGCCGCGCAATCTTTCGCGGGCTTTCTTCATAAAATCCTTCAATATCTGTCGGCGATATCTCTTTGGCGTCAACGATCATCCTGTGCATGAGATATTCGGAAATGTCGGCCTGGGTTATTCCCTGATCCGCAAGCGGTTGGATCACTTCTGTGTTTATGCTTTCAAGATAATTCGCTTGCAGTCCTCCAACGTAGTTTTCTTCCTCTAAGAAAAGCAAAGGATTATCGTCTGGGTTTATCTTTTTCCCTGCATTTACTTCCTCGTTGAAGCGTTTAATCAGTTCCCAATTTTTATCGTAAAGACCTTCGGCGATTGTGTCCTTAATGCTCCGTTTCGTTTTGTTCTGCATTTCAAGATGTTTCTGTTTGTAGAGTTCTTCGGATTTTTGGAACATTCCGCGCACGTTTTCTTGACGAATTTTGAGGCGGGCGGATTCCGGCAAAGCTAAAGTCTCTTTGAGTTTAAAAAGCGCATCGCGGACGTCTGGTTTTGCGTCGATATTAAGCCAAAAAACTTTATTAAATTTCGGCGCGAGTTCTGTCAATCGTTCAGGGTCGTTTATAAGCATACTCAATGCTTCGGCGTAGAGTTCCTTTGAACTGTAACGGTATTCTGTGTAAGCATCATCGACAATGGGATCGAACGGATTCCAAACTTGCGTCACTCGTTTGAGTTCTTCGGTGACTTGTTCTCTGGAAACTAATCCGCGAGATTCCATTTCCTTTTGAATTTCAATTTTGTATTTATCTTTTATTGCTGTATTTATTTCTGCGCGCAATTGTTTGTCTTTTATGTAATGTTTTAGCGATCCGCCGCGAGCGTCTAATTCGGATTTAATCAATTGCAATCGAATTCTTGTGCGTTCTTTTTGAGATAAAAAATCATCCTTTGATTCAAACAGTTCATTACCTTCTGTTGGAAGTCCACCGATTGTTGATTTTAAAAATTCCGTTAAACTTTTTAACCGTCCGAGAATATTCCCACGCTTTAACGTGTAATCAGGAAGCCAGTCAATAAGATGCCCTACTTCATGAGCTAAGACCTGCGAAGTTAAGTGGCTATCTTTGAATATCTGAGATGTCAGACGTATTCGAGCCATTTCCGGCAATGAGCCGGAGCGAAAATATCCGAGTTTGTTTTTTAGATTTTTGCGGACGTCCGGAAACCTGCCTAAAAGTTCTTTTGATAATTGGACAAGTTCCGGCATTTCGATTGTTTTTGGTTTTTGTTCGGTTATGCTTTCAATTGTTTGGCCGGGAGGAAGTTTGGAGGCGGCGCCGGAACTTGATGAGCCGTAGGATTTTTTTTCAAATAATCCAGGTTGATTATCGGATTTAAATTCATCCAACAATTTATCGGTTTCGACTTGCGAAGTTTTTGACTCTATTGGGCCGGTGGGCGCTTTGGGTTTAGGTATGTCAGGGACTAAGAATTGCTCTTGTCCTTTTCGGAGGTGTTCGCTGGGTTGTCCCGAAACACTTTTAGTACCTTCCCCCTCAGAGATATAATTCCGATTCTCCCCTTGTTGGATGGGAGGCGGTTGTTCTCCGACTCTTCTGATAATGGTTTCGTTATTTTCTCCATAATTGGTTCCCTCCAGCTTATTGTAATCCCGAATGAAGTTTTTGTCAAGTCGCACATTTTGTTTTCCATCTGCTTTTGCTTGTGCCGCAACGCTATTTGCTTCGTGAGTTCCAATCCCAAACCCGCCGCTAAAAGTTATTCCCTTATGATAGATTCCACTTGGCGTCATAATTTCCAACTGACTGACTTCATCCATCCATCTATGAACTTTATCTAAAATGTCGTAAGGATCAGCTCCTTTCGGTATAATAAATCCAAATTCATCAGCCAGTAGTCTGGTTGGGATTAACCCGTGTTCGCGTGCGATTGCCATTGAAGATTCAATAAGTAAAGTCGCCCACTTTTGAATGTTTTTAAACTTTGTGTTCATTCCTTTCAAATTGTCGATATCAATAAAAACAATTCCAGCGTCAGAAAGTTTTATCCCGTCCGATCTGGTTGCGTCTCTGAAAGCTAATTTAGACAGAATCTTCAAATCCCCAGTGGTAATCAATTTTTCCATCTTTTCTTTTGCTAATTTCACATCTTCGTCGCTGACATCTCCTTTCCCGTGCTTTTCCTGCAACTCTTTCAATTTAAAATAATCCGAAGTAATAAATTTTGCAATATTGATCGTATCTAAATATTCTGGATAAATATCTCCGGATCTTTCGGCGCTTGGGAACATATTGGAATAAACCTCGCCAATAGGAATATATTCTAAAGCGTCATTTTCTTCCAGATTGTTTTCTGTTTCTTGTCTTAATTTTAATTCATTATCTATTCTTATTTTTTCATCTTTAGCAAGTTCCACCAAAGAATCAACGATCCCTTGTTGTTTTGCAGTAAGTTTCCCGCCGGCTTCAAGTTTTGCAATTACTAGTCCGGCTTCTTTTTTTGAGGTTCCGGCGCGAGAGAGCCAGTCGGCTTCTGGATTGTTATCGGAAAATCCAACGCCTTTGCGCGACATACTGCGGCGCGTGTCTGCTTTTTCGATTTTTTCTTTGATTAGTTTAAGTTCTTCCGAAGTAGGTTGCGACGCTGTCACTTCTGGTTTTCCTTGAATATCAAGCAAATCCTGTTTCGCCTGTTTTAGCTCTTCAATCAACTGCTCTTTGGTAATTTTCCCTGAATTATATTTTGCTTTTAATCTGCCAATGCTAACCTGTATTTCTTCCGTCGATCTTTTACTGGGTAAATCATTCTTTTCAATCAATTTTTCAAACTGGCTTTTTTTCCTCAAATGTTTCGGAGTTTTTGTAATTAATGGTTTTCCTCCAACATAAGTTTCAGAGGAAAATACTATTCCTTCTCTTCCATCGTCATTAAATTGAACTAACAATTGTTTTGGATCAATTTCTTTACCAGCGTTTTCGCTTTTATAAGGTTCGAATTGATCTAAAAATCCTAAAACAGTTATATCTTCTTTATTCCCAAATTTTGCTTGAAATGGGAATACAGCTTTTTTAAGCGCTTCGATTTCTTTACGTCGCAATTGTTGATAATCTTCCAATGTCTTTGGTTCATTCCCCTGCACCGCCTCTGTTTTAACTCTGGACAACATTTCTGGTCCTACTTGAAAAGTAGGAGGAGTCGATTTTAATCCGTCCGACTCTAACTCTTTGTATTCTTCTGGAGTTATGTCTATATATGAAATTGTTCCTCCCTTTTTATCTTTGTGCCATTCCGCAACAGACCTGTCAGTTGTAAACCAATTTCCACCAGGAGTCTTTCCTTCTCCTCTGTAAATTCGGATCATTCCCTGCACCGCCTCCACTTTTTTAACTATCCACTCAACAGGAATCTGCATTTGAGTTTTTCCAGTCCAAATAACTGCTTCCTGATCGTTTACATATCCTCTAAAACTAGCTTCAAAATCATTCCCTGAATGCGGTGAATGAACAATTATTTTGTCGTCTGGATTAAATCGAACTTCACTCTGCACCGCCGCCGCCTCCTGAGGAGGGAGAACAGGAGGGGTCGACTCAGCGGCGGGCATTTCCGACTGCACCTGAGGCGTGGCCTGCGCCTCCTGTAAGGGCTGTGCAATTGCCTTTAAATTGGGTTGACTGTCTGCAATGATATTTAAAACGTCATGCGACGCCTCAATATCTCCGTTTTTTAGAAGTTTTTCATATTCGGATAGCAACTCTTGGGGAGCATCAGGCAATATCATGCTTAGCGACCGCATTATTGGTATTCCTTTCCAGAACGCCTTGTTTGCCTCGATTTGCGCCGTTTGCGGATCGGCACCCTGCCCCAGCATGTCCTGATAGACTTTTCCCGAGTTTGATAGGGAATCGCTGATTCCTTGCGGTGTAAGGTTTAAGGAGTCGGAAAGCGATTTCGTGGTTTGCGCCATCATGGTATCGCCGGCTACCATTCCCATGTTGGGAACGTAAAATGCAGAGTTTCCCTGCGTTTTGGTGGCGATCGCGCTGGTTAGGGTTGTGGAGGGGAGATCGGATTCGTTTATGGGCGGTTCCGGTGTAGTTGTAGGCATCCCTTGAGCCGGAGATTCTTCCTGTAAATTTTTAACCTCCTTGGGAGGCGCAATTGGTTCCGTTGTTTTTTCTTTTTGAAGATATTGTTTAAAATCTGATGGTGTTACTTTTTCCCATCCGCCCATTGATTCGACTTTTGAGTTTATCATCAAATCTGCAACATTTGAGGCGTGTTCTTCTGCCACACCCTTTTGTTTTAAGGCGGATATAACATCTTGCCTCATGCTTTGGTATGCGTTATATTTTCTATTTACTATTGCATTGACTGCACCACCAATTGCTTCTGCAACTCCAGTAATAGCCGCAAAAGTTAGCATATCGTCATTTGCGCTTTGAATTCTACTTTTTCCTTCTTCTGGTTTGCGCATCATTCCATAACCGGCACCTGTTACCATCGACTTTATGATTGATTGAAGTGCCGGCGCTATACCACTAACAACTCCCGGAGCCAGAGTTTCGACAATTCTTGAAACTCTTCCAATTGGAATAAACATCCCTAATGTCGATCCAAAACTTTCTGCTATATTTTTATCAATGTTTTGATTTGCAAGAGGAGAGTTTTTGATTAAATCTTCAAAACCATGTCCATATCCAGCAGTCATTCCTTTTTCAAATCCCGATGCTTCATAAGCCGCCGCCGCTGTAATCGGATTATATTTCAAAGTGGTTTTTGCGCTTTCAGGAATCGCTTCACTTGTCGCTTTTATTACATCTGCCGGTGCCGTTAATGGAATAGTCAATGCCGCTGGAGTTTCGTAAAGTTTTTTAATAGGTGCCATTTTTTGGATCGCCTGCGATACCATATCAGGCAAAGAAAAATCGCTCTCAGTACCAGCCGGAATATACTTTTCACCTTCCCATCTTCCAGCAAGGTCTGGGCGGTCTTTTGCGTACTGACTTTCGACTGAAAAAGTAGGATGATTCGGTTTCTTGAATGTGTCCGGCCAATGTCCTGTATCAGGGTTAGGCGTCAATCCGGATTTGAATGCGCCGCGCAAATCGTAATCTGCACCGGAATCTCTTGGAGCATACTTTTTCTTCCATCCTTTAAACTGTAATTCCTCTTGCGGAGATAATTTTGTGTCGTATGACGGCTCCGGTGGATTCACCGGCCCCGGATATTCGTCTACATACTGCGGCGCAAGCGATGGATCGCTAGGGGGAGGAGGAGTTTCGTCTAAAAATTTGACTTTAGGTTGTATTGGTTCCGGCGCGGCGGGTTCATCCAAAAACCTGATTCGTGACTTAGGTTTTGGCGCTTCCTCAACTGGCGGAGATTCGTCTAAAAATCGGATAGCCATTATTCATAGACCGCTGGACGATACCTCTTTGACTGCGGATCATACATCATAAACTGCGATCCGGGTTTTAACCCTGCGGCGTTTACTTCATCTTCACTATCGAATTGCGGCATTTCTGCGCCTTGATCTGCGGGTTCTTGAAAATCGCCTTCGTCTTGCTCGGGGGTGGACGGTGTGGTTTCTGCGGGAGCCGCGCGCCCTCCTGTCATACCTTTAAATGTCGAAACGCCTTTGTTCACAAGGTCGCGCATAAATCCTTGAATATCCCACCCGCCACTTTCTGCATCCGCTGGTTTTTTGAAACTTTCAGAACTTAAAGGTTTTTCCAATGGAATATCGCTGTATGAAGTCGGCTGTTTTGCCAAAAGTTCTTTGATTCTTGGATCCTCAAGATTTGCGCGCCGGAATTTATCAAGAAGCGTTTGTGTTGCTTCCTGCCGTGTCATAGTAGATCGCCCTATCGGGTTCCCAAGCTCATCTTCGCGCGTAACTGTTGGCGTTGTTGCCAATAGGTCGTAGGCGCTGTTTGTAGCTTGTTCGTATGGCCGAAACGCCCGCTTATTGATTGCTCCCTGCGTCTGCTCGAATCGCGCGCGGCTCTCTGCATTCTTTGCGGCCGCCGTTTCCGCTTTTGCCTTGTTTCCTTCAACAAGCTTCTGCATCTCATTGAACTTGTCGGCTTCATGCTTGTGACGTTCAAATAGTTTTTGACCACTGGGCCCGCGATAAATTGGACTGTTGGGATCGACAAACTTGCGCCGTCCGATTAATTGGCGATCTGACGCCGGAGCCCCGCCTGCATTGCCAGAGGGAGCGGTCGGAATATGAATTAAAGGAACTTTAGGTTCGTACGATCTGAATGCCATTTGTTCATCACCTCACTTTAAAAAATGCTTGCAAAATCGCGCCATGTGTCTTTGACTTTCTTTTCCCAAGACTTGGGAACTGCACCCGACCAGTTTGTGTAGTTTCCTAGCTGTTCCAGTCTATCCGGGCTTCCCTGACTTCCGCCGCGTGACTTAGGCATTGGCGGCTTATAGACTGACTCAAACGGTTTAAAACCTTTACCGCTGGCGAGATCGGTGTAATATTCCGGCGTATTCAGAAATTTATCCCTAATCCCAGTTCCAGAATCTCCCTTGTTTTTCTTGTATTCGTCGGCCCATGTCGAAGCGTCTCCAAAATCTTTAAATCCTCCGTAATTGTAACCGCCGCGAACGTACCCTTTATTTCCTTCCGAATATGGAGTTCCGAAAGTAAGTTTCGGAGTAAAGGCGGTAGTAAAGTCTGGATTCTCTCCACGCCCCATTGCTGTAAATGCCGCTTTTTGTTTGGCGTTTAGCGAGGCAAATTGCGGATTATTTTTTGCGCTTTCATTTATTCTACTTGCGACGTCTGGATTATAAAGCGATGAAAGCAGAAGTAGTCTATTTCCTTTGCTCTGTCCTGCAAAATCTTCTGTACCAATACCTGGAATTTTAATTCCCGGATCAACGTCTCCAAAATTACCAGCCCTTGCTAGAGGATCGTCGCGCTTTGTCCAAGTATATTTACTTCCACTTGCCACCGTTTGATCGGGAAGGTTTAAGTTTTGATAAATATCTCCGCCTTCCGAAGCCCTTACCTGGCCGTCTGGTGTATAATAAAATCCTTCTTTGACGTTAGGATCACCACTTTTCTGGCTATACTCCATTCCATATTTGTTGAATTGGCTTATTTTTTGTTTCGGAGCATCCCAGAAAGGAGTTGCCTTGTCAACAAGCGGCATATTAAAAACATCGCCTTTGTCTAATCCGACTCCAGTCTGTCCTCCTGCCGCCGATAAATCTACTGATCCTCCCTCGTCAAAGAGACCCCCTTGGATCATTGGGATCCTTGCGCCACGGATTTTTTACACCTAGTTTTTGAATCGTTTCATCTGTCGATCCGGGGAATGAAGTTTCGCCTTCATCCATTGGAGGATTTTCAGGGAATCCTCCAGTAAAATTTCCCGAATTCACTTCTTCAGTTTTAATTGGTTCTTGAGTTCCGTCACTATAAAAAATAAATTCTTGCGCTTTGGCTTTTGATTTTTCAATGTTTTGTCTTCCTATATCCGATATCATCTCGCGATATGCTTTTTCGTAATCCGGCGCCTGTTCCTGATCTCCGGCCTGTCCGGAAAGTCCGCCAATATATTTTTTAGTCATTTCTGTAGGAGTGAATTCGGCATCAATCAGTTTCTGGAAACGATCTCTAAACTCTTTCCGTACACGTCGCTCTTCCGATCTGAAATATTATGCCTTGTGAATAGATTGAGTGGTTGAAAGAGAATTTTTGTATTTATGTTGATGGTAATAATGAGGCAGATTACAGAGATGTGATTGTCACTCTCACCCTTAATGGAGAGGAAATATCAAGAGGTAGTGTGAGGTTTTGGGAATGATCTACTTACAGACA